ATAAACATAATAATAAATTACATTTCATATTCAAATGTATAATTTAATTTTTAAAGGAGGATATAATTTAATGAGACCAGCTACGATTTTTAATTGGCATGATCAGAGTGGTATCCAGAGAGTCATCACTGATGATCCTGTAAAGCCACTTATCCTGACTGCGTTCTCTTCTGATAAAGGTCCAGAAGATATCCGTACAATTTCAGGTGAAGATTTCTATAAATTATATGGATATGACATCTCATTCGAAAGACATGGACAGCCACTTATCCAGGCTGCTTATGCTATTGATAATGGTGCTCAGCTTCTTTGTAAACGTGTTGTAGCGTCCGATGCTACACTTGCAAACGCTGCAATTATTGCAAAGGTTAAGTCTGTAAGCAAACAGAAAACAAATGCTGCTGGACAGCCACTGTATAAAACATCCGGTGGAGAAGAAACAGTTGAATCCGGTGGCGGAAATACAGCTATTATGATTAATGTGGCTCAGATTACATATACATGTGAATCTGTAGAGAACATTAAAACTCTTAAAGAAGCTGTAACTTCTATGGAAAGTAAAATTGATACTGAAGGTCAGACAGATGATACATATGTTTACCCTCTGTTCATTGTAACAGATAATGGTAGAGGTGCATCTAAGAAGAGATTTAGAATTGCTCCTGATTATTCTGTATCTAAAAACCTTAAATTCATGCTCTATTACTTATATGCTATCGGAGATTATGACAAAGATAGCGAAAGTATGAGATTCTGCGTAGATGAAGATAAAATCTACAACAATGAAAGCATGAGCTATACCGAAAAATGCAAGAATCTTGATCAGCTCAGAGGTGCATCTATTCCTGGAGTTCTTAATCAGTTCGTTGATAAGATCTCTGAAATTACTGGTGTAAGTGCTGATGAACTTCATGCAAATGATATTCTCTTTGGTTGCAATATTAAGGGTAATAAGATTGACTATATTACAGTCACAGAAGAAAGTCTTAATCTTGCAAGTGAAGTTGGATTTGAACTCAAATCTGGTGCTAATGGAAAATTCGAAGATGCTCCATTTGAAACAGAAGAGTATAAAACACAGCTTGTTAATTTCTTCAGTGGTAAATTCGATGATTCTATCTTCGATGTAGATAGATATAAACCAGAGATTTGCCTTGATGCAAATTACCCTGTTGATGTTAAAAATGCTATTGTAGAACTTGTTAACTTTAGAGAAGACTTCTTCTTCTTTAGAGATCTTGGTCTTGAAAATGATACTTATGATACAATTATCTATGCTGCTGATCAGCTTACAAAAACTAAATTTGCAGCTGATTATATTCAGACATATGAAGTAATTGATCCATTCTCAAGAAAACATATTAAGGTTACATTCACATATGGTATGGCAAGAACTCTTATCAACCATCTGAAAAATAACCGTAATTCACCGGTATGTGGAATTCAGTTCGATCATATCTTTACTGAAGCTATTGAAGGAACTCTGAACTTCGCTCCGAAATTTACACCAACAGAAGACCAGAAAGATAAACTTGATGATCTTCGTCTTAACTATGCAAGCTATCTGAATGATGAACTTACTCTGGAAACAGAATATACTTCTCAGGAAGAGTTTACACAGTTATCTTATATCAACAATATTCTTTCTATTCAGGAAGTTATTCGTGATGTAAGAAATAGATGTCCGAGATATCGTTATCAGTTCATTACTAATGACGACCTTGAGACATATAAGAATAATGTCGAAAGCATTATCAAGCAGTATGCAAATTCCTTTGCAACTCTTGAATTCGAATATACTCAGGATGACGTTATGGTTCAGAATAAGATCTTTAATGCTTCCATTAAATGTACATTCAAGAACTTTGTTCAGACTGAAATCTTCGATATCTATGCATTAGCATAGTAAAAACTAAGAAAGGAGAAGCTTAATAATGGCTAACGATTATAGCACATATACAAAAAAGCCAAGAAGTGTTGCAGAGTACACTAGAATGCGTGGTGTTACTGACTTCACTAATGCCGCACAGTTTAATGTGTATGAAACTGGTTACTCATTCTTGGTTATTATCAGTAAACCTATATATCTGACCACTCTTGCTGGAGATGGAACAAATGATGTTGCTAAACTGCTTAACACATTCTGCCATATCCTTGAAAACGAGTTCCGTGGTCTGGATGGTATTGATGATATCTCTGCAGATAATATTACTTTCACTGATGGAATTTCAGAAATGAACTCTATTGGTAAAGTAAATCAGCAGTCTGCTACAGATATCTCTATGACATTTACAGAAAAAACTGGTGGTGTAATCACTAAGTTTGTAGAATATTATCTTAAAGGTATTAAAGATCCTCGTACTCAGGCTAAAACTTACCATGGTCTTATTAAAGATGGTAAACTTGCTGCTGGATTTGAGAATGAGGTATTCAACCTTATGTATATCGTAACAGATAGTACACTTCTCTCTCTTGAGAAAGCATATCTTCTTGCGAATGCATGGCCTACAAAAGCTCCTACATCCATCTATAACACAACTAAAGGTGACATTGACAAAAAGGAAATCGATCTTTCTTGGCAGTGTTTTGTTATTGATGGACCAGAAGTAGATAAAAGAGCACTTCAGCTTCTTAGCTACATCAACGAAGCTGGTGCTGTTAAGAATGTTGCATCTGCTAATGAATCTAGCAAAGCTGCTGTTGAGATTGCTGGTGGAATTACAGAATATGCATCTGAACAGGTTAAACTTGATTCTACAGAATATCTGTATGATGCAGTTGGACCTTCCAATAATGATTCTGGTAATAAACTGGAAACATTTAGCTCTTGGTATAAAAACCGATAATAAAATATCCCATACTAGATTGATATCTAGTATGGGATAATGTTTGTTACATTTGTTCTTCTTGTTTCTTTTTATTCATTTTTAATTCTATTTCACTTTGTTCTTTAATCATATCTATTTCATCTATTTTAATATAAGAAGACAGATTATGTCTAAAAAGATTTTTCTTAAATATTGCTTTTAATTGCTCTGTATCTTCAGAGTTGGTATCAGTATATTCCATTTCAGATACTTGAGTTGCATAATCCATTGCAGATTGAATAATCTGGTTAATATTATTCAACTGTAAAAAGATTGGTGCTGGTAATTTACATGTAATTGTAATATTTGTATCATACTCATAGTTATATAGATTGGTTAAGAATATAGAAAGTAAATTTTCCATGGTAGCTTGTCTGCTAAATACTTTTCGAATAAACTGAATATTTGATGTAGTGATCTGAGCAGAATAATCAACACCACTAATACTGTCCATTATCTCTTTTGGTACGATATTACTAAATGCTGCATCTGTTAATCTATCTAATAAATCTGTATTAGTTTCGATCTGCTGTCCTGGCATAACTTCGAATTGCACAGGAGAATCTCCAGACTGTCCAACCGGAATAACATAATCATTGAATTTACCAACAATATTAAGAATATTATTCATGGATTCAATTTGTCTTAAACCAAAATTAGACTTTTTAATCTGACTGATTACGTTTAATAATGTTTGTGAAACATTGGTTTCAACATTTTGTCTTACATAATAAACTCTTTTATCTTGTCCTCTTGTCATATTTCCTATAGCATCAGTAACCATAATACAAGCTGCTAATTTTGCAGGAATAATAGACTTTTCAAGATCAGAAATTCCTCTATGTGTAACAGGATCTTTCTTAAAAGCAAACTGAATTACATCGTCTGCTGGTAAGAATGTGATCTTAATCATTTCTGTTTTAGAAACATCATTAAAAAGATCATTATGTTTTAAGATAGCATATATTTCTTTTTGAAGATCTTGATTCTTATTTACAAAATCCGCATTAATATTTGATGCAATATATGCTGATAAGTAATTTAATAATTTAGTAGAATAACTTGCTCCTTGTTCTTCATTAGATTTACCAATTGTCGAATCAATAGAATCCATAATGTTTGTTCTAGAACCAATTTTACTAGTATATGGAACATTCTCTTGGGTTTTAAATTCAAGATAATATAAACCTAAGAAAACTTGCTCTGTATATAATGGTAAAACATTAGCTCTATCAAGTTCTTTGATTATACAACCTGGAACTTTAATTTTAATATCTTTTTCTGTCTTTGTTTTATTTCTTACTACAAGACCATCTACTGTAGTATCATCTTCAAAATGTTTTGGCATCTCTAATTCATCTGAAACTGTATGGTCAAATACGCCATTATTTCCAGCTTCATTTAAGAATTGTTCATGAATAGAATTACCATATACTTTAGTGCAATGAGTATTATTTTTGAAATCAACATCATTTTCATTTATTTTAGAGTAGTTATGAGCGATACTAGAAACTATTACTATTTTTCCTTTTTTATTAGTTTCCATTTTTTCTGCTACTTTTCTTGCTAAATAATATTGTGATACAAAGTTAATTTGATATACATTATCATAACCTATGTCACTAATTCTTCTTTCTATTTTATAAGATCCTGCTGCTAAAATGAAAACGTCTATATCATATTTATTTAACTCTTCACTAGCCTTTTTAACACTTTCAAAAGACTCAAAATCTACATTAATTTCATATATTTTTATACCATAGGTACTTAATAGTTCTTTTTTCAAAGAAGCAGTTTTTTCTTTATTTCTATTTAAAAACAATAAATTAGCAC